ACTTCTACTCTCATTCAGAAGCTCGACCTCGCGGCCGACGGCTTCGGTTCGAGCACTTCGAACCGCCGTCAGGTTGAGACGTTCATCGCCAAGGAGACCTTGGCGATTGGCGACTGGGTTGCCTTCGACTACGCGGCCACTTCGGCCGGGGACGTGACCCTCGGGGTGTTCAAGGCCGACAGCAACAGCACCCCGGTCCGGACCCCCTTCGGCGTGGTTCTGCGGTCGGTCGCCCCTGGCGGCACGCTGACCGCGGGTTCCCAGGTCGAGGTGGTGGTCTCCGGTGTTGTGAACGCCTTCGTCAGCGACAACGCTGGTGCGGGCCTCGCCATCGGGACTCTGCTCCAGATCACCACCACCGCGGGTCTTGCTGACCTCGCTTCGGCGGCTGTGACTCAGCCGGTGTGCGGCATCTTGGCCGAGACCATCGCTGCGGCTGCGGGCAACACGCAGAAGCGCGTGGTTGTGATCAAGCAGTTCTGATGCACCCCCGACCCCGGCCTAAGTTCCACAAGGGCTTAGGCCGGGGTTCGGTTGCTGCGCACTCCCACACTTCCTGAGCGGGTCGGAGAGTCAATGGCCCTTCAAGCACTACGGGACTACGCTACGAACGTCCTTGACTACGACCCCACCGCCAACCCCACCTTCCGGGCGCAGCTTGACCGCCTCCTGACCGATGCTTACGAGCGAATCTGGTCGGAGAAGCCTTGGAACTTCGCTCAGCGTGACGCAGGCATCACGGCTCGGCCCGACGCCACGGCCGCCATTGGTGCCACCGCCGGCTCTTCTACCTTGTCTCACGCGGGCGACTTGCTCGTGGGCGTCATGGACGGGCAGGTCATCGAGATCGGCGGTGAAGATTACACCATTGCCTACGTCCGGTCGGGCGTTCTCGCTTACTTGACTGAGCCCTTCCGGGGCACCACGGGTGCTTACACCGCGACCGTGATCTTCCGGTTCATTGACCTTCCCGCCGACGCGCAGATGGTCATGAACGTGACCCACCGGACGAACGAGATCACCCCTTCCGACCCCGGAATGATGGTTGCCCTGACCCGCTACGAGGACGAGTACTACAACTTGCCCTTGGGCGAAGTCAGCATCCCCCGCTACTGGGTGCCGCAAGACCCGATGACGGTCCCGGCCCCCTTGACCCCAAGCGGTGTGGTGACCGTGGTAGCGGCCCCAGGCAAGGGCATCCGGACCATCGAGATTGCCATGGCGAATGAGTGGGGCGGTCGTTCCAGCGGCCTCTCCCAAGCCACTACCTTGACCCTGAGTGACACCCAAGAGGTCACCCTGACTCCGGGGGTCATTCCGAACTCGACGGGCTTGTACCGAGTCTACTACCTTCGCAGCCCCGACCTTGGCCTGTACGCTTGGCGTCGGGTCACGGACACGGTGGGCGTTAGTGCGGTCGCCCCGAACGGTGGTGTGACCCTGACCCCTGATACTTCGGTTACCAACCTCACCAATCAGAGCTACACCTTGACCGCTCAGCGGTACCAAGGTGACGGTGGTATGCGGGAGCGGTTCCGGCTTCACCCGCGGCAGGACGCAGAGTACACCTACACGGTGCGTTACCTTGCCCGTCCACGGCCCTTGGTCGAGTCCACGGACACCCCGGACATTCCGGCTGCCCACCGGGTCGTGATTGCCTACCTTGCCCTTGTCCAGCTTCTGATGAAGTCTGACAATGCGGCTGAGTCCGCCCTGTACGAGAAGCGCGCGTCCAACGAGATCCTGAAGATGGAACGCCGCTACCTCATCGACGCGGCACGCCGCATTGTCATTGGGAACTTCAACACTGCCGGCCAGAACCGATTCAACCGGTGGGGCTCCCTCACCCACACACCGTAAGGGGAGCCAAGATGAAGGGAACGACCGTCGAAGCCCGCCAACTTGGTGGGTTGCAGACAACCCTCCCGCAAGAAGGGGCCAGGGCCACCGAACTTGTCAACATGACGGTGGACGGGGACACCAACGCTTGGAGCACCCGAATTGGCTACGAGCGTTACAGGCCCGACCCCACTGACGGCTTCGCACCCTTCGGTTCAGTAGGCCGTGTAGACTCCTTGTTCGTCTACCAGGGCGGTGGGCAAGGTTCCCGTCAGACCATTCTCTTGGAGTCCGGCGGCACGCTCTACCTTGTCCATGAGCCGGTGACGCCGAACTTCCAGCTTCTGCCCATCCGAACCGGTCGCAGCATCCCAACCCCGAGTCAACCCGCTTCCATGTACTGCGAAGTGGCCGGCGGGGTTGTGGTCTGCAACGGTGACGACGCCCCCTTGTTCATCCGGCCCTGGCCCATCGGTGGGGTGACGGTCTCGGCTAACACGGCCCTGTTCCAGATCGCACGGCCCCTTGGCTTCTCGGCCCCTCCTGCGCCCCCGGAAGCCCTTCAAGTCCTGCCCCTGCCCGTTCCCTTGGCTTCGCAGGTCGAGCAGACCACCAACGCCGTGACTCTGTGGTGGCCGACCAAGACCGGTGCCATTGGTCAGTACGGCGAATGGGGCATGGGTTACGCCCGGAACTCCGGAGCTTCTGCCGGCTTCGGTGCGACTTACGCCTACCGGGTCAGCTTCATCTCAGACACGGGAAGTGAGTCCCAACTCTCGACTGAGACTACAGTTACTTGGGAACTTCCCGCAGGGGCTGAAGGCTTCCACTACGGCGTCGCTGTCCGCATCCCGACCGGCCCCGCGGGAACCATCGGCCGCCGCATCTACCGGACCTTGAACTACCATGACGATGGTGCTCAGCCGGGTGACAACACCTTCTACTTCCTTGACGACGTTCGGAACAATGTCGAAGAGTTGTTCTTCGACCCCTACTCCAGTGTGGCCCTTGGTGCTGAAGCCCCGCGGGGTGTCAACCGTTCTGCCTTCCCGGCCCCGCGAGCCCGGTTCGCCGCCGTCTACCAAGACTGCCTGTTCCTTGACGGCGGCATTGTAGACCAGAACACCCTCTTCTTCTCGAACCCGAACAAGCCTGATCAGTACGGCGCGGCCGACTTCATTCGCCTTGCGGGTGACGCGGGTGGCATCACGGGGCTCTTCGGCCACTACACCGTGCTCGTGGTCTTGCGGGAGAACGGCATCTCAGTCGTTCAGGGCAACTTCACTGACGGGTTCAGGGCCACAACCATCACCAACCAAGTAGCTTGCCGAGCTCCTCTTGCCATTGATGCAGTGCCCGATGTAGGCATTGTGTTCTTGGCTCAGGACGGCGTGTACGCCCTCTCAGGCGGTCTGGTTGGTGGTAGCGAAGTTACACTGTCCCGCCTCTCCGACCCCATTGAAGGGGTGATGCGGAGGCTGACCCCGGACTGTTCTGCAAGGGCCGTCGCGAAGTACAGTCCTACCGAGAGGGCGTGGCATTGCTACTTCCCCGCCGAAGGCAATGACCGGCCCAACCTTGGCGTGGTCTACCACCCCGAGAAGGAAGGTTGGTCGGTGCGGCAAGGCTTCCCCGTGGGCGCCCTTGACCGTCTCTTCGGCGGTGAGCTCCTCTTCGGTCACCACACCGGGGCTGAAGCGGCAACCCAACAGAACCCTCCCGCCGGTCTGTTCGTGATCTCGGCTCGCCGGGCTCTTGGTGGAACCATCGTCGCGGACAAGTTCGAAGACGCTGCCCCGCCGAACTCCGCTTACCAGTCGGCTTGGCTGGACCTTGGTGACGCTCAGGTTCAGAAGCAAGTCCACTACGTCACGCTGTGGATTCTCACCACGGGTTCCAACACCCTCGAAGTCCAAGCCTACAAGGACTTCCAGTACGACCCGGTGGGGCCGAGCCAACAGTACAAGCTCCAGCCCCCTGACGCGACCCTCCAGCCCGTCATGGGGCCTACAACCTTCCCTGTAACAAGGGAAGGTGCGGTGTGGGGCACGAGCCGGTGGGGTGCCGGAATCTTCACCCCGCTGAGGGTGAGCATCGCCGTGCAGTCCTGCGCTTGGTTCTCATTCGGCTTCAAGACTTCGGGTGACGTAGTGCTCGTGGGCTACGAAGTCGAGTTCACCGCACGCGGAACCCGCACTACTGCCGGCTACAAGGGGTGACAGGATGAAGAAGTGGACAAGTCACCAAGCCCTTGACGGCAACCTTATCGAAGCGGGGCAGGTCAACGCGGAACTGCGTGACCATCAGTCGAGCATGACTACGCTTGACCGAACCCAACTTCCGGCTTCGAGCTTCGGGGCTTCGAACCTTGCGCCCTACGCCCTCCACCGCATGTACGTTGTCCCGCTAACCCCAGCCGCACCCCCTGCGGAGGCTGGCGAACAGCCCATTGTGGACACTTACACCCCCGCTGAGCAGTTCCAATGTGCGACCGCTCAGACTTATGGTGGCGGCTGGAGGACCACTTACACTGGGGCTCTGACTGGCTTCCGGGGCGGGAACCTCTACATAGAGTTCCAAGGGTGCACTTATGTGAACCCCTTCTACCATCAGACTTCTTCTAATGAGTATCCTCCGAACCCTAAGTTCTTCGCCGTCAGAATCATCGTCGGTGGGGTTGTAGTCGCAGAGTCTATGGGTTCAGGGGCTGGAGGGTGTACTGGCTTCCGTCTCT